CGGCTGCGATTGCGGGTGCGTACTGCTCGTCGCCCCTCTGCGTTTTCGTGGACGACCCCACGGTTGAAGCGTGAACGGCGCGAAGCGCAAAACGAAAACGACCGGACCGGGAGCCGGAGTGAAAGGACAGCAGGGCGCGGGAGCCGGAGAGCCGGGGAGCGCGCAAAAGTTCATTGAAATTTTGAAATAGAGAGAACGGAGAAACGCAGGCAGGCGGGGTCGAGGCGGAGCAAACCAGACCCCGCCGCAGGCGGGCGAAATTTTTTTGGAAAACCGGGAATGTCGGCGCGGAGCTGCGGCGGTTTGCGAAAAAATTGTTAAATTTGCAGCGTCAAACAAAGGTTTGACCGGTTGCGACCCCGGCAGTAGGGAGCCTCCGCGTGCGTGCTGCTGGCGGTTACGCGGCCGGTGGCACGTCTGCGGGCGCGTTCGGCACGACTGCGCACTACGCGGCTACGATTGCGAGTGCGTACTGCTCGTCGCCCCTATACAGGCTCGAATAAATAAACAAACGCGACAGAGGGGCCGGACCGTGCCACATGGCAGAAGATAACAACCGATGCAGAGGACGCCGGTAGGGCCGCCGCTCATGGCGACGGCATCGACAGCTTCCGAAGCGAGCATTGCAGACCCACAGACCCAAAAAGACAGACCCGATGACCCGAAATGAAAAGATATGGCAATTTGTATGCGCAGATCTGCGACATTAACAATTTGCGGCTGGCGGCACAGAACGCAGCCAGCGGCAAGCGGAGGCGCAGCGAGGTAACGGCATTTTTCGCAAGACTGGAGGAGAACCTGGAGCAGCTGCACCGGGAACTGACGGAAAAGCGATATAAGACCAGCCCCTATGATGTTTTTGTAAAATTCGAGGGCAAGCGCCGCGAAATCTATAAACTGCCATTCCGTGACCGAGTGGTACACTGGGCGATCATGCAGGTGCTTGAGCCTATATGGACGCCACAGTTTACCGCGGACACGCACGCCTGCATAAAGGGACGCGGCATGCACTCGCTGCTGCGCAAGCTGCGGGAGGACCTGAGGAATGACCCGGAGGGCACGGCTTACTGCCTGAAACTGGACATCCGCAAGTTTTACCCGAGCATAGACCACGAGAAGATGAAAGCCGTGGTAAGGCGTAAAATCAAGGACCCGGAGGTGCTCTGGCTGCTTGACGGCATAATCGACAGCGCGCCGGGGGTGCCAATCGGCAATTATATTTCCCAATACTTCGCTAATCTCTACCTGTCGGAACTCGACCACCTGCTTAAAGAGGTGGCCGGGGTGCGGTATTATTACCGCTATGCCGACGACATGGTGCTGCTTGCCGGGAACAAACCGACGCTGCACGGCTGGCTGGTGCTTATCAACCACTGGCTGAACGAGGAGCGGCGCGTGGACCTTAAAAGCAATTACCAGGTTTTCCCGGTGGAAAGCCGGGGCATTGACTTTGTGGGTTATGTTACGTTTCACACCCACTGCCTGGCACGCAAGAAAAACAAGCAGGGACTATGCAGGGAGCTGGCGAAGCTGAGGAAAGCCGGGGTGCCGGAGGCTGAAATAATGCTGCTTACGGCGAGCCGGGCGGGCTTCATGCTACACTGCGACAGTAAACACTTATTCAAAGTTCTCAATATGAAAAAATTCAGTGATCTTGTGCCCAAAACAACGGGCAACTTGACGGGTACGAAGTACCACATCGACGCAATCCTGAACCGGGAAATCCACCTGACGGGCTACAAACTGGCGCCGTCGAAGTTCAACAACGATCAAAGCCTGACGCTGCAATACGAGATAGAGGAGCAGCTGACGGAAACGGGAGCGGACGGAAAGAGCCGCCCGGTAATCGACGACGACGGCAACGCGGTAACGGGCTGGGTGAAGCACATAACGTTCACGGGCAGCCAGGCGCTTATCCGCCAGCTGGAGGGTGTGGAGATAACGGAACCGCTCAGGGCTAAAATAATCAAACAACCGATCGACCGGGGCCGCTGCTTTTACAAGATAGTCGACCCCGACGACTAAAACAAAAAAAGAACAATGAAGCAGACAGCAAGCTACACAGAGCGCAAAAAGTTTGAAATCTTCGACAAGGGCCACGTGCTGCTCTACCTGAACGAGCAGCCGGCTGAAATCACCAACGAGGAAACGGGCGAGAGCACGCCCGGCTTCAGCTACACGGGCGACATGCCGGACGGCGGCACCATGATTGAGGCGACAGGCGTAACGGTCGAGAACCGCCGCGACAAGTTTGTGGCGGGGCTTATCGGCAAGCATTACGACATGGACGCCCAGATCGCCGTGCTTGCCAACGGCAAGGACACGCCGGAACACGCCGCGGAGCTGGAGCAATTCGCACAGGTGCGGAGCAGCTGCAAGGCACAGGTGGACGAACTGCTTGCCCGTAACTAAACCGCACGGATATGGCCAGGACTGTTGAGGAAATCAAAAAGGACATGACCGCCGAGTTCATGAAAATGGAGGC